TTCGGCACCAACAACACAGAACGCGTCCGTATCGACAGCAGCGGGAACGTCGGGATTGGCACCACTGCGCCAAGTGCAAAGCTGGAAATTAGCGGTAGCACTGAACAGACTGTGCAAATTACTTCAGCTCTTAATGGTAGCGCGGTAACCCCGCGAGCATCGAAACTTTCTTTTCGTAGCGGAACGGCGAGGGTCGAGACGGCGCGGATTTCGTCTTTTAACCGTTTTACTAACTTCAACGGTGGTAATCTAGAGTTTGCTACCGCAGATACCTCAAACGTCTTACAGACCCGCGCTGTTATCGACAGTAGCGGCAACGTCGGGATTGGCTCAACCTCACCTACAAACATCTCCGGCTACACCTCGCTCAAGATAAACAACGCTACCAACGGCGCGATCCTCGACCTTGCGCAAGGCGATACATACCGTGGGCGTTTAGTCGGAACTGCCGCCGCTTTTGCTATCGAAACCAACACTGGCTTGCCTATTGTCTTTTCTCCCACTGGTGTCGAACGTGGACGTTTTGATACAAGCGGCAACTTCCTTATTGGGACGACGGCGACAATAAACGCCGCTAAGATGTTGGTGCAATTCACCAGTGCAAACAACGGTTTGTACTTAGATGAAACGTCGAACACCTCTGGAACGCAGTATATGCGTTTCAGCCAAAGTGGCACGGTTTCTGGATCAATCACTCGTGTTGGTACGACGGCGGCGGTTGCCTACAACACCTCGTCCGACGTTCGCCTAAAGCATGACATTGTTGATGCGCCAGAGGCATCAAGCCTCATCGACGCAATCCAAGTCCGCAGCTTCAAGTGGAACTCGGATAACAGCGAACAGCGCTACGGTTTCATCGCACAGGAACTCATTACCGTCGCGCCAGAGGCGGTTAGCCAGCCAGCAGACCCAGACCAAATGATGGGCGTTGATTACTCTAAGCTGGTCCCGATGCTCGTCAAAGAACTACAATCACTCCGCGCCCGTGTGGCTGAATTAGAAGGAAACCAAGCATGACAACCACTTGGAAAATATCGCAGCTTGACTGCTACCCAGAGTACGAAGGTAACTCTGACATTGTGTTCACCGTGCATTGGACACTATTCGGAACTGACGAAACATACACAGGTAGTGTATACGGTTCCGTCGGCCTGACGCTCGACGAAGGTGCGACATTCACGCCATACGAAGAGCTTACAGAGACGCAAGTAATTGGCTGGGTGCAGGATGCTCTTGGCGAAGAACAAGTCGCCGCTTATGAAGCAAATGTCGCCAAACAGATTGCAGAACAGATTGCCCCTCCTGTCATAAACCCACCACTTCCTTGGATTAATGCTTAATAAATGAGCGTATCTGACCAACTTCTTGACTTGATGACCATCCGGCAGCTTTTGCTTGAGCGGATTATTGCTGGCGAAAACATTACGTTTAATAAACAACTGGATAGCATCGCGGCAGAAATAACCAAGGCGTTGAAAGGCAAAGAGTTAACCGAATACCAAGGCAAGCGGCTCGACAAGGCGATAGCTGAATTGGCGAGTATTGTAAAAATAGACGCACCTGACCTTGCTGGCATTGCTGCGTCTGAAGCCTCATTTATAAACGGCGCATTTGCTAGCATCGGCATTGAAACGGCTTTGCCAGCCGCAAGCGTTATAAACGAAATAGCGCAGTCATCGCTAACGCAGGGCGCGACCATAGGTAATTGGTTCAGCCAGTTAAACGAAACCACACGCTTTAATATTAACCGCGCAGTAAAGAATGGCGTAAGCCTTGGATTGACAAACGCCCAAATCGCTAAGTCTATTATGGGGACGGGCGACAAAGGTAGTGAACCTATTGCTAAAGCACGGCGCGATGGTATGGCTATTGTCAGGACAGCAACACAAACAGTTGCCAATGACGTTCGTATGGCAAGTTATATGGAAAACGCTGACATTATTAAAGCGGTGCAATGGGTATCAACTTTAGATAGCCGCACTACAGAGATATGTATGGCGCGTTCTGGCAAGACATGGACGTTCCCAGACTTTAAGCCTATTGGTCACAATATCCCTTGGAATGGTGGGCCTCCAGCACATTGGGCTTGCCGTTCGACATCTATTCCCGTGACGCGCTCAATGGCAGAGATAACAGGCAAGGCCAAAGACCAAATAGCGCCACGCACACGCGCAAGTATGGATGGCGCTGTTGCACAAGATATTACGTTTGACCAATTCCTAAAAAGCAAGCCACCCGCCTTTGCTGATGAAATGCTAGGTAAAGGCCGCGCTGAACTATGGCGGTCAGGCAAGATAACTTTAAGCCAGCTGTTAGACCAGCGCGGCAACCCTTTGTCATTAATGCAGTTAGAAAGAAAATACGGGAAACCGTGATGTTATAGTCAAACATTTCTAAATGTGTTAATAGCAAGCTAACGCAGAGGCAGAGCCGACGCGCCAACCGCCCTAGTGGGGCAACAATAGTCCAGAGGACAAACTTATGAGCGAAGAAAGAATAGCAGAGTTAGAAGCAACCATCGAAGCGCTGGCCGCTAAGAATAATCAGTTGCTAGGTGAAGTGAAAGTAGCAAAGGCGAAAGCCAAAGGTGCCGACATAGACCCTGCCGAATACGCAGCATTGCAAAACGAAAACGATGCGCTGAAATCGGAACTAACCAAGACCACAAAGGAAAGTGCCAAAGCGATTGAGACTTTGCAAGCAAGCCTGACAGAAAAAGATGGCGCGTTGCAATCCTACCTAATCGACAATGGGCTAAACGATGCGATGCTGAAGGCGGGTATTAAGCCAGAATTTATGTCGGCTGCAAAGGCGATGTTAAAGGCGAATACCAAGGTGACAGCGGAAAATGGTCAATACTCTGCGCTTATGGGTGACAAACCGTTGCTTGATGCGATTACTGAATGGGCCGCTAGTGATGAAGGTAAACACTTCGTTTCTGCTCCCGCTAATTCTGGTGGTGGAGCCACTGGCGGAAATGGTAATGGCGCACCTATTGCACCAAAGGGCAACCTTGGCGGCGATAAAGGGCAGCGGGTCAACGCAATTAAAAATATGTTCCCTGACCTACAATAAGGATTTTAAGTTATGTCACTTTCGCAAATGAAGGTATTCAACGAATACGTAATGCCAGCGACCATCGAAACGCTGTCGCAGATGGTTGATAAGTTTAACGGTGCATCAAACGGCGCAATCCGTCTGACCACCACTGGTTTTGATGGCGACTTCTATCAGGAAAGCTTCTTTGCTGCTATCCACTCGGCACAGCGCCGTGTAGACCGCTATGCTTCGCAAGCATCTGCTACGCCAACTGACCTGACCCAGCTGCAAATCAGCGGTGTTAAGGTTGCTGGTGGCTTTGGTCCAATCCGCTTTGAGCCTTCGCAGCTTACTTGGTTGCAGAAGCCAACGTCGGAAGGCATTGAAGTTGCATCGCGTAACTTTGCTGAAGCACTGATGGCTGACCAACTGAACACTGCAATCGCTGCTCTTGTTGCTGCAATCGGCAACCAAGGTGCTGACACGACTGTAGACGTTTCGGCTACCGACGCAATCAGCTATGGCACGATGAACAGCGCAAACGCTTTGTTTGGCGACCACTCGTCAAGCATCGTTGCTAACGTCATCAACGGCGCGACCTACCACAAGCTTATCGGTCAGAACTTGACCAATGGCGCACAGCTGTTCGTTGCACAGAACGTGCAGGTTGTGGACATCCTTGGCCGTCCCATCATCGTAACTGACGCTCCTGCGTTGTTCGCTGCTGGCACTCCAAACAAAGCCCGTGCGCTTGGCTTGGCTGATGGTGCTGCTGTTGTCTATGATGGCGGTGACGTTATTAGCAACATCGAAACCAGCAACGGTCAGACCCGTATCGAAACCACGATGCAGGTCGATTACACCTTTGGCGTTGCTCTGAAGGGCTACACATGGGATACTGTAAACGGTGGCAAGTCGCCAACGGATGCAGAACTCGCAACTGGTTCCAACTGGGACAAGGTTGCCACTTCCATCAAGCACACTGCTGGTGTTCTTGCTGTTGGTGATGCCGACGCATAAGAGTTAGGAAAGGGGCTGTCGATAATGACGGCCCCTAACCTTAATGAAAGGATTGTTTATGGCTAAAATCATTTATGAGCCGCATCCAGTAAACGCAGCGCGTAAAGCTAAATTGCAAGCGCAGGGTTACAAAATCATTGATGCTATTTTTGCGCCTGCTGGCACACCCATCCACAAAGAACTTGACGACGACGCTGCTGTAATTGAAGCAGAGCCGGAAGTTGTGGAACAAGTTGAAGCGGAACCAGAAGAAAATACGCTAGTAGCGTATGAAGCTGAAGAACCATTCTTCAAGCCGTCAAAGCGTGGCCGCCCTAAAAAGGATTAATACATGGCATTCGTAGTCGAAACAGGTGCAGGCGTTCCCAATGCCAATAGTTATGCCAGCGTTTCGGCTGCGGATAGCTATGTTGCTGACCGTGGCATTGCTGGCTGGTCAACGCTTACCACGACACTTAAAGAACAGGCGCTGATAAACGCGACTGATTACCTTGAGGCGACCTATCGTGATGCGTGGAAGGGTAATCGCATAACTGCTACGCAGAGCCTGTCATGGCCTCGCAGTAACGTCATTGTTGACGGCTTTCTTCTGGATGCCAACATAGTTCCCCTGCCTGTGGTTTATTCTTGCGTAGAAATGGCAGTCCGTGCCGCTGGTGGTGAAACGCTAATTGCAGACCAAGGGCAACGGGTGAAGCGCGAAAAGATTGATGTTATCGAAATTGAATACCAAGACTATTCAGACCCAACGCAGCGTTATCCATTTGTAAACCGTATGCTGTCGGCTTATTTGCTTTCGTCATCTGATGGCAGCTTTTCGCAGGTAAGAATAAACAGAGTATGAGCGGACAGGCTGCAACCGCTGCTAGGCTGCTTGCCAAATATGGTGAGCCTGTAACTGTCACGTTTACGGATTGGGCAGAATACGACCCTATCACTGGCGCTGATGTTGGCAGTAGCGACACAAGCACAGTGGCTGCTGTTGGCTACCCCTCTAAATACCACACCAGAGACATAGACGGGGCAGTAATTCAAGCGGGTGATATACGGTTTATTATGGAGTTAATCACTCCAGAACCCGTGATTGGTTGCCTCATTGATATTGATGGCACGACTTATCGCGTTATGGATATTCAAAGCATAAGGCTATCAGGCCAAGACATTATTTTCATTTGTCAGTTGAGGGCAAATTAATGCAGATAGGTTCACGGGTTTGGTTTCCTTGCGATTGGAATGTAGGCACACTGGATAGCGTCCTGCATGATACAAGCGGCGGCGTAATTGCGTATATTCTTTTGCTAGATAATGGCGAAAAAGTGGCAGTAGATATGCAGGTAGCGGAGCCGTTCGATGAGCCTTACTAAAATTGGCGCAGCGTTATCAACGCAACTCGCCACCCTAAACCTGCCAACGGCGTGGGAAAACTCGCGTTTCAAACCTACAGCTGGGCAAGCTTACCTTGCGGAAAGCCTAATTGCTGGCAACACTATCCCTGTAGGCATCGCAAGCCAAGCGTCTGACGAATATGGCGGCATCTATCAGGTGCTAGTTTATTCGCCAGCGGACGCAGGGAAGGGCATTGGCCGTGCAACTGCTGACGCTGTGGCTGGAGCCTTTGTGCGCGGTGACAGGCTGGTTTACGATGACGTTACAGTAACTATCCTGTCAACATCACAGGCCGCTGCGTTTATGTCTGGTGACCGCTGGGTTGTTCCAGTGTCAGTGTCATACAGAGCATTAATATGACAACATTTAAGCTTGATGTTAGCAATTTTGCAAAGAAGGCTGGAAAAGAAGCCGATAAAGTTGTGCGTGAAGTTTGCCTTAATCTAGTAAATGATATTGTTTTAAATACTCCTGTTGATACAGGCAGAGCAAAGGCGAATTGGTTTACATCTATTGGCTCACCATCAAGTGCAACTATGGAATTTGACAGCGGTAAATTGCCTGCTGAAACTTTAGCTATTGGTCGAGCCATGCCAGATATTGCCAAAGCAACTGGCAGCATATTTTGGATTAGTAACAATTTGCCCTACATTTATCGCCTTGAATACGAAGGGTGGTCTAAACAAGCTGAACGTGGTATGGTGAGAATTGCTATTGATAACATTAAGCGCGATTTGCGGTAATTTGTTTATCAAGCGCAATGTTATATGAGTTTCTTCGTGCATGGAGGTTTTTTTAAATGTCTGATATTGTTTCTTCGGTAGGCACGGTTGTTTCCGTATCCGCCACATCCCCTGCGACTTATGACGCAACGGGTTTTGCTGCTCTTACTTGGTTGCCTTGCGGTGAACTTTCTGACTTGCCAGCTTTTGGCGCAGAGGCAGCACTTGCTACTCACACGCCACTAGGCACTGGCATTGTCGCCAAGCGTCGTGGTTCGCTGAACTATGGTTCAGTTACGCTCACGATGGCTCTGTCGGCTACTGACACTGGTCAGGCTGCACTTCAGGCTGCTGGTGAGGCTCCTGCTGGCTCTGATGCACAAGTATCGGTCAAAGTTGAACTGGTAACTGGCGAACTTCAGTATTTCACTGCTCAAGTTATGTCCTACAAAACGAATGTCGGTAACGCTGACGCTATCACGATGGCTGAAGTTACGCTTGAAATCGACAATTCCGTCGTTAAGGTTTAACGACATAAAAGCTTCCCTGCCGTGGCTGCGTCCGACTACGGCAGGGGAGAACTTTAATCGGACGCATCGGATGGAGTTTTATCATGTCTTTTGACTTAAATTCACTTAAGCCAGTAATGGCTGACGATGGCGCTGTTCTTAATATTGTCCACCCTGAAACGGAGGAAGTTATTGAGGGCATGACTGTTACGCTGCTTGGGCAGGACAGCAAGATTTATCGCAAGTTGCAACTTAGCAAGCAACAGGCGGCACTCAACCGTATGGCTAAAGGCAAGAAGGCACTTGACCTTGATGCTGAAAAGCTTTCGGAAGATAGCATTGACGATTTGGTCAAGCTGACAACTGGCTGGACAGGCTTTGAACTTGACGGCAAGGTGCTGGATTGCACACCTGAAAATGTTCGCAAGGTCTACGCTGATTGGGCTTGGATTAAAGAACAAGTGCAGGAGTTTGTCGGCAACCGCGCTAACTTTTTTCGCGCAAACGATTGAGCAACTATCAGTTTTTGTCAGGCAAGCTGCTTGGCTAAACACAATCCCGTCAAAGGCCAAAAAGCCAAGGCGCGAAACCAAGTCGGACGCCATGCCTCGCATTGAGGCTGGCGCTCACTTGTTAGAAATACTGTTCGAAGTTGGCCCTGCTAAAGCATCTGGAATGGGTGGGCAGGTTGGCATTGATGAAATTGACCTTGTGGCATGGCAGTATAACCAAGGCGTTAATCTGACACCTTGGGAAACCAAAGCAATACGGACGCTTTCAAAAGAATACGCGCATATGCTAGGGCAGGCCAGTGACGCTACTTGCCCACCACCTTGGGTAGACCCTTCCATTATGACAGAAGAACGTCGGCAGAAAATTGCTGATGCGATGGCATCATGGGCGGATAAAATCAATGTGGGCAAGACAAGCCGATAGTTTTGCGCTATAAGCGATTAACTTTGAACGGGGTTACAGCGTGGCAGATTTAGCAAACTTAAAAATTAGCGTTGACAGCCGTGAAGTTAAGTCTGCCACTACCGACTTAAATGCTTTAGGCCGCGAAGCTGGAAATGTAGAAGGCTCTCTTAAAAGGCTTGGTGTAGCGTCCGCTGTCATCGGCACAGCATTGGCTGCTGGGTTTGTTATGGCAGCTAAAAGCGCCGTTGCTTTTCAAAAATCAATGGCTGAAATATCTACATTGGTAGATACCAGCGTTGTTTCAATGAACGATTTGACCAATGCCGTGCGCGAACAGTCCAAGGAATTTGGCGGCGATGTGCAAACGCAAGCCAAGGCATTATATCAAATTATTTCTGCTGGCGCTTCGGACGCAGCTACAGCGAATAACATTTTGACCACATCAAACAAATTGGCGGTTGGCGGCATAACAGATGTTGCAACGGCTGCTGATGGCTTAACTAGCGTTTTAAATGCTTATGGCAACAAGGTGGCAGGAGCCACTGCGGTTTCGGATGCAATGTTTGTTGCGATGAAGGCTGGTAAAACAACCATAGGTGAGTTGTCAGCATCTATCGGAACAGTTGCTCCATTGGCCGCGCAAATGGGTATATCCTTTGACGAACTAACAGCTTCAACGGCTGCACTAACCAAAGGCGGCGTTTCTACCAGCGTTGCCGTTACAGGCTTACGGGCTATTCTTGCAACTATTGCAAAGCCATCCAAAGAAGCTACGGACTTGGCCGCTGAACTTGGTGTTGAATTTAATGCAACGGCGCTGAAGGCTAAGGGGCTTGGTGGGTTTCTTGAAGAACTAAAAGAAAAAACTGGCGGCTCCAGTGACGCAATGGCTACGCTGTTTGGTGGCGTGGAGGCGCTTGTTCCTGCACTAGCGCTCTCTGGACAAGCTGGTAAAGATTTAGCTGCCATCATGGAGCAGATGGGTATTAAAACAGGCGCTACCGACGAAGCTGTTGGCAAAATGGCGCAGACGTTTGACTTCCAGTTTAGAAAAGCTGTCGCTAACGTTAACGACTTAATCTTGTCTCTGGGGCTTGTCATTCAAAGCACGTTGTTACCTGCCTTGACATTCTTCAACAACAATTTGGCTCTAATAGAACAAACCCTAAAAACAGTCGGCTTTGCATTGATTGGCGCGACCGCCGCCTTTATTGCCTTACAGGCTGCGCTAGGCGTAAAAGCGATTATTGGTTTTATTGTTCAAATATATGCACTTGTGGCAGGAATGGGTATGGCTAATTTTGCAGCGGTTGCAGCGACATTTGCCATAAATGCGTTTAAGGTAGCACTTGCGTCAACTGGCATTGGGTTGGTTGTCGTGGCTATTGGCGCTTTAATCGGAGCGATGTATTCTTTAGGAACAGCGCAATCGTCGGCTCGTGCGGAAACAGAAAAGCTAACTGGCTCCTTGCGCGGTTTAGCTGCCGCAAGGTCGGCTGATTTTCAATCGCAATTAGCTTTGAGTAAGAAAACTCTATTAACTGATGCTAACACTGTAAAGAAATTAAGCGACGAAACAAAAGCTATGGAAGCAAGGGTTCAAAGTGCAGGTATGCACGGAACTTTTTTGCGAAACGAAATAAAGAAAAATAACGCTATATTAAAAGAAAAGACCGCAAACTTAAAGGCCGACACTTCTGCTGTTGTTGAAAGCCAAGCAATTTATACTGCTGCTGGCAAGGCTGCTGAGGCGCAAGCTGCGGCTGAAGCACAAGGTGCGGCTGTTTCAGTTGCGGCATCAGGTGATAAAACTAAAGCAACTCAAAAAACAACTGATGCTTTAATGGATTATTACAACAACTTAGTTGAAACCGCTAAGTATCTTGGCATAGAAAACGAATACGAAATTCAGGCAGCTAAGGCGCGTCAGGCTGGTCGTGAAGAATTGGCTGCATTAATATTGGCTAAGGGTCAATCCATTGAAGCCACAAAAACTGAAATCGCTGAGGAGAAAAAGCGGCAAGAGTTCATCAAAGGCACGCTGGCTGACTTGCAGTTTGAAAATTCACTAATTGGCATGGGCGTTCAAGAGCGTCAAAAATCTATTGCCATGCGTGCCTTGGAAAATGCTGAGTTAATCAAAGGCACGGAAGCCTATAACGCATATCTAACCGCTATTGCTACTGGCTCTGAAAACAAGGTTTTGGATGAGCAAAACAAGCGCATTGCAGCATTGCGTGAAGAAATTACGCTCATGGGATTGTCGGGCGATGCGGCAATTTTGCAAGCAGCTAAGTTTGCCGCATTGGCCGCTGGCCTTCAAGAAGGCACGGCAGCTTATGAAAAATTCATTGCTAAAGCGACTGAGGAAGCTGGCCTTCAAAAAACAGTAGACGGCTTGCAAGCCATTAAAGACGCAATGCAGGAAGTCAAAGACATGACCTTTGACATTGACCTTGAAGGCGTTTTTGGCAATGTCGGCAAGGCTGTTGGTGGCTTGATTAATGTGTATGATGATTTTGCCAAGCGTCAAAAATTGCTGGCAACTGCATTACGCAAGGATAACACCGACGAAGCATCGCGGAGGGACGCGCAAAACAAATCATTGCGTAATCAAGCTAACCTTTACGGAAATCTTGTCTCATCTGCTAAGGGCTTCTTTAAAGAAAAGTCCACAGGCTATAAGGTAATGCAGGCGGCGGAAACTGCTTTCCGTGCGTTTGAGTTTGCTATGTCGATTAAAGCGCAAGCTATGAAAATGGCTGAAGCGCAAACCACGGTTGTTGCTGCTACCGCAGAGGCGGGAGCGAACACTACCGCTGGCGCATCTAAGATATTCAGTCAATTAGGAATGTGGGCGTTTCCTGTAGTCGCAGCGATGCTTGCTGTAATGTCCAGCTTAGGCGGCAAGGGTGGCAGTGTATCAACCCCAGCGATGCCAAGTGCAGAGGATATGCAAGCGCAGCAAGGCGCAGGCAGTGTTCTGGGCGATGCCGCAGCCAAGTCTGATAGCATCAATCGTGCGCTGGAGATAATGGCATCAAACAGCAACACTGACCTTGAATACAGCAATCAAATGTTGCTGTCGCTGCGCTCTATCCAAAACAACATGGCGAACCTGTCTAACAATGTTGCCAAGCAAATATCCGTTAGCGGTGGTATGTTTGACACATCTAATCTGCGGCTAGGCTCTAGCGGTAAGGGCGGCTTCCTTGGCATTGGCGCGAAAAGCACCACCCGTGAACTGCAAGACCTTGGCATAAACATTGTATCGTCTACGATTGCCGAAATCGTTTCTGGCGGCATTAAAGGCAATACGTATCAAGTTGTGCAGCAAGTCAAAAAGAAGTCGGGCTTCTTTGGTATCGGCGGCGGCACACGGACTAGCTACGAAACCACCACTGGTTCGATTGACCAAGACATTCGCAATTCGATTGTGGACGTTGTGGCTAGCTTGCGTCAGGGATTGATTGACGGTGCAGACGTAATTGGGTTGGATGGCGCACAGGCAATCCTTGATAGCTTCCAAGTGAACATCGGTAAAATAAGCTTGTCTGGGTTGACAGGCCAGCAAATAGAAGAACAGCTTAACGCTATTTTCTCTAAGGTTGGCGACCAGATGGCTGGCACTTTACTGCCGTCGCTGACTGCAATGCAAAAAATAGGCGAAGGTTTGTTTGAAACCTTTGTGCGGGTAGTGCGTGAATATCAGGTTGTAGACGTTGCGCTGCGCTCTATCGGCAAAGAATTCGGAGCCGTTGGCCTTGCAAGCATAGAAGCTAGAAGCGCATTGGTGGGCTTGTTTGAGAGCCTTGACCAGTTTGTCGAGCAGACCAGTTTCTTCCGTGATAACTTCTTAACTGAAGCGGAGCAGCTTGCACCTATTACTAGGGCTGTATCTGACGAATTGCAGCGCCTTGGCTTATCGTCTGTTTCCACCATTGAGCAATTCAAAGCGGTAGTTTTGGGACTTGACCTTACCACGGAAGCAGGGCGCGAAACTTATGCGGCAATGCTTCAGCTGGCTCCAGCATTTAAGAAAGTGGCAGACGCGCAAGCAGAAGCATTGCAAGCGCAAGCAGATGCACAAGCACAACTTTTAGCAAAGGCTGCGGCTGATGAAAAAGCGGCTTTAGATGCTGCGGAAAAAGCATTCAAGGCCATGCAAGATTTGCGCGATAAGCGCATTTCAATGGAAATTCAGCTAATGGAAGCGCAAGGTAAAACTAGCGAAGCATTGGCGGCTCGACGCAATCTTGAACTTCAATCAATGGATGCAAGCCTAAGGGCTTTACAGTTGCAGATTTACGCAGCCATTGATGCACGGAATGCTAGCATAGAGGCAGCTGCGGAAGCAAGCAAAGCAGCGCAAGAGCAGCAAAGGCAACTAGATATAGCAAATGCCCTGATGACGCAGCGCCGTGGCCTTGAGATTGAATTGATGGAAGCACAGGGCATGGCGATTGAGGCTTTGGCCGCTCGTCGTGCGCTTGAACTTGAGGGTCTGGATGAAAGCCTTCGTATTCTTAAACAGCAGGTATACGCCGCACAAGAAAAGGCTGAAGCTGACGCTGAAGCTGCTAAGGTGCTGGAAGATGCTGCACGGGCGCTAGAAAGCTATCAGAACGCACTGCAAAGCGTAAGCAGCACCGTCATAGAAGAAATTAATCGCCTGCGCGGCATAAACGCAAGTTCTTCATCGGTTCTGCTCAAGGCGCAGTTTGCAACCTTGACAGCACAAGCACGGACAGGCAATTTAGATGCGCTTGGTAAGCTTCCAGAACTTAGCCGTTCCATTGAGGAAGCAACGCTTGGCACAGCCACGTCTGCGCTTGAAGTTGCACGTATTCGCGCTTGGCTGGATGCAAGCCTAAGCGAAACGCTCGCTTCACAAGCATTGTCTGGCAACATGGTAAATGCCACTGGAAACGCATTGACATTTGATGGCAACAGCACGGCATCAGCTAACGCAGAGCAAACATCCGGCGAACTATCCAACATGAGCAATGTGCTATATAACGCGCTGTATCAAGTCGCTAAAAACACTGGCAAGTCTTACGAATTGCTAGACCGTTGGGATGGCGATGGTCTGCCAGATATTAGGGAAGATGCCAGTGATTATTATTAAGCCAGCGCAAGTAACCGCCAGCACACTGACAGCCAGCAATGTTGCAGAAACGGACTATCCTGCATGGACTGCGGGAACCTACACTGTTGGAACACGCCGCATATACGAAAATAAGATTTATGAAGTTGTGGCTGCATCTACCACTGACCAACCCGATTTGGGCGCGGCTGCAATCCCTGCAACTTGGATTTTTGTCAGTGCCACAAACCGATATAAAATGTTTGATATATCTGTTGGTTCCGGCACGGTTAATTCAGGCAGCATAGACGTTACGGTTACGCCTACTGCTGTAGCTAATTCGATTATTTTGTTTGACGTTGATGGTGTAAGCGTACAGCTAATTGTTAGGTCATCTGGCGGTACAATAGTTTACGACCAAACTATAAGTCTTGTTGATTATAGCGGCTTGACTGGCTATTTTAATTATTATTTTTTACCTATTCCTGAAACTGGCGCTACCGAAATAGCTTTTATTGATATACCAAATTATTCGGGCGCAAGCTTTCAAGTTATTATTGATGGCGGTTCTGGAACTGCGTCATGCGGCGAGATGATTATTGGTCAAAAGTCCGTATTGGCTGTTACAAACTTTGGCACATCAGTTGGAATTAAAGACTATTCTGTCAAAAACATTGATGATTTTGGTAACGTGACTATTACAACTAGGCCATATAGCAAGAGAGCGGATTATGACGTTACAGTTGAAACTGCACAGGTAAGCCAATTTAATAAGTTCCTTGCTTCTATACGTTCTACACCTGCGGTTTATATTGGAGACCCAGAAAGAAGCGAAACTATTGTTTTAGGGTATTACAGAGACTTTAGTGTTGTGCTATCTAATCCCTCTATATCTGAATGCTCATTATCGGTGGAAGGGTTGATATAATGGCGTATCCAGCAATATCGACACTACCTGTCGCGCCTTCCCGTCTTGGCGACCCAGATAATTTTGTCAGCGAAAGCCTTGCGTTTTTAGACGCGCAAGTTGACTTTGTAAGCGATTGCAACGCTGTTGCCTCATATTTAAATACAGCAAAGTTTGACGCATTTGAATGGGGTGACCTGTCCGCAATTACTGGTAGTTCCCCTGTTTCAATCACAAACTTTATCGCTACACCTCCTAGTATACCGACTGTAACGGGAACGGCATTGGCTTCGTCTATTGACACTTTGCTGGCAAGCATGGTGGCTTTTGTGCCTGATGCTAATATTGTTGGCGCTTGGATTGATACTATTGAAGACCCGCTTGCCCCTGTGGTTACCGACCCAGCGCGTCCTACTGTCAGCACGGTATCTGATACACCGTTACGCAACGACGGTCAGTTTACGTTTGAAAGCAAGGCTGTATCATTTTATATTAGTGCATCTCAATTTTCTACATCAATGCAACAATTTGCTAATTATGTTGGCAGCTTTTCAAGCGGCTTTGAGGATTGGAATGGTATTGATGTTGTTTACACAGAAACTGATGACTGGGGTTTAATCGTATGAGCAAGCAAGTAAAAATGCGCCGTGGCACGGCAACGCAACACGCAAGTTTTACTGGCGTTGTGGGCGAAGTTACAGTTGACACCACTAATTACACTTTGCGCGTTCATGATGGCGCGACGGTGGGCGGTAGGGTAATGGCCCGTGCTGACGGCTCTAATGCCACTGGCTCTTGGGGTATCACTGCATCTAATGTAAGCGGCACCGTTGCAGTAGCCAACGGCGGCACGGGTGCTACTACAGCGGCAGGGGCGCGGACTAGCCTTGGCCTTGGCTCTCTTGCTACGCTTTCGTCCATTAATAACTCTAATTGGTCGGGAACGGCTCTCACTGTCGCAAATGGCGGCACGGGACAAACCACATATACAGATGGTGAATTGCTTATTGGCAACAGCACGGGTAACACACTTACAAAAGCGAAACTTACCGCTGGTTCAGGCATTAGCATCACGAACAGTGCAGGTGGTATTACAATTACTTCCACCTCTGGCGGGGGTACTGTTACATCAGTATCTGGCTCAGGCGGCACAACGGGGCTATCATTAACTGGTGGCCCTATTACAGGTTCTGGGACACTTACGCTTGGTGGAACCCTCGCGCTTGCTAATGGCGGAACGGGTGCGACTACAGCGGCAGGAGCGCGTGCAAATATTGGTGCTGGCACGGTTACATCTGTTTCTGGTTCTGGCGGCTCAACTGGTTTAACGCTTTCTGGCGGCCCTATCGCAAGTAGTGGAACCCTTACACTTGGTGGCACTCTTGTAATTGCAAATGGAGGTACTGGTTCCACCACTGCTTCAGGTGCGCGAACCAACCTCGGTCTTGGCACGATGTCCACACAAGCAGCGAACGCTGTCGCAATTACTGGCGGTTCTATTGCGGGTATCACTGACCTTGCTATTGCTGACGGTGGTACGGGTGCTTCTACAGCGCTTGCTGCGCTGGCTAATCTTGGTGCTTTGGGACTTACTTCAGTCATATTTGGTACGAACAGTATTACCCTGCGCGTTACCCTATCAAACGGCGACACGTTACTTATGCAGGGTGGTACTGGTACATTGGCAGGTAACACTTTAGGGACTATTTCGTTTGGTACGTCTTACTCCACGGCCCCAGTATGTGTGGTTGGCGGCGGAACTTCGAGTGTAAGTGAGGAAGGAGATGTCCACATCTATAGCGCAGCATCAACCACAAGTGCCGCAATTATAAATACCGCAGGAAGTACCGCCACTTATACATGGTTCGCTATTGGTAAGGCATAAATAATGTCCACGCCTGACGTTTTATCGCTAAAACTAGAGATGCTTCATCACGATGTGGTGGAAGTGAAAACTGCGCTTAATAAGCTATCGGAGGCAATCACTAAATTGGCACTGGTTGAGCAACAGCAACTTCAAACGGCAGAGGCTTTGGAACGGGCTTTCAAAACCATTTCACGTATTGATGACAGGCTGACAGCTTTGGAAATGGCAGCGCCTAAAACTAAAGAAACATCTGGATGGATGGACAGGTTTATCCTTGCTATCATCGTGGCAGCTATGGGCTTTATCGGCACAAAACTAGGAGCATTATGATATGCCGCTGATTAAAGGCTACTCACCCAAGAGCGTATCAAAAAATATAAAGCGCGAGATGAAAAGCGGCAAAAGCCAAAAGCAATCCGTTGCCATTGCGTTGTCGGTAGCTGAACAAGCTAAAAAGAAACGCAAAAAGCGTTAGCCCCAAATAGCGTAATATATAACGTAGAGCCAACCGAAAATACCGTGCAGTATTGCCCACCAGATACTTTTGTTAACGCTCCAACTGATAGCTACAGCTAGGGTTAAACCGATTATTTGCAAAGCGTGTCCAAATTCCATTGCATTGCCTTTTTGCTAAAATGCGCGTTATTGTGTATAAATTAATTTTCTGGTAGGGCAAGCACTATGAACAATTCCACACCTCGTTGGATGCGAACCGCCCAAGGCTTTAATGGCTTGCGTGAAGTGCAAGGTCCAAAGCACAACGGCATCATCATTGGTTGGCTTGAAAAGCTGAACGCTTGGTGGCGCGATGATGAAACGCCTTGGTGCGGTGTCTTTGTTGCTTACTGCATGAAAGAGGCGGGGTTGCCTTTTCCTAAAATGTATATGCGGGCAAAGGCTTGGTCTGACTATGGTTCATTGCTGCGTCGTGACCGATTGGCAACGGGGGCAATATTAGTATTTGACCGCGCAGGTGGAGGTCACGTAGGCTTCTATGTTGGCGAAGATGCAGGGCATTATTTTGTGCTTGGTGGCAATCAGGGCAATGCGGTAAACGTAATGAAGTTAGGCAAAAGCCGATTGATAGCATCGCGCTGGCCCAAGGGTGAGCCTGTTATTGGAAAGCCTGTCTATATGAAGGGTGGGAAAGTTTCCACCAACGAAGCGTAAAGGAATTGAGTATGAATAAGGATAAATTGTTTGGCGTTATTCGCACCATTGCTGCGGCTGGCTTTGGCTACATCGCTGGTAAAGGAATGATTGACGGCGCTACGGCTGAAGCACTTGCTGGCGCTGTTGCGACTATTGCTGTTGCTGCTTGGTCTGTAATGAGCAAGGCCCCTGCACCAGAGGCAGAATAATGAAATTCTTGACGGCCTTGCTGGGTGTTCTAAACAAATTGTTGGGATTTTGGATAGAGCATCGTTGGAAGCGGCAAGGTCGTCAGGAAACTATCAAAGAAATGAATGAGGCTATCAATGAGCAAATTGCACTTGGTGAAGCTGCCATTGTTACCCCTGACCCTGTTCGTGATGAGCGGCTGCGCAACCGCTTTGACCGTTCCCGTAAATAGCTATTGCGCTATTGCGAAACCTATATCCTATGACACGACAAAAGACACACCTGAAACTGTAGCTGAAATAGAGCAGCACAATAGTGTCTTTTCATGTCTCTGCGAGGATGATTGTCCGAAAGGCAACTAATGATACCCGCAAAAGTAGATGATGGGCTTTTTGCTTACTGCACTCCTCGCCAGCGCGAAATACTGGAAGCCATAAACTTGCATGGTAGCGCCAAGGCTGCGTCACTTGCGTTAGGGCTAAATAAATCAGCGGCAAGCGATACTTACAATCATGTGAAGAAAACAGCCGCGCTAAAAGGCTATGCGCCAGAATTTGATATGACGCATCCTGTGCCTGAAGGTTTTGTCGCCAAGGGCATCTCAACTTACTACAATGCTGAAGGTAAACCATCGGGACAATGGGTAAAGGCTTCACTAAGCCATCAAGCTGCCGTAGAAGCGATGCAGGAGGCGATTGAGGGATTTAAGGGTGAGATAGACCCAGCTAGCCCTATCGTTGCTCCAGCGGCTTCTGACGAGCATCTGTGCAACCTTTATACGTTTACTGATTACCACCTAGGGATGTTAGCATGGCATCGTGAGGGCGGCAGCGATTGGAATATATCTATCGCAGAGCAGACCATTATCGCCGCACTGCAACAAATGATAGACCAAAGCCCAAAGGCGCACACGGCTATCGTGAATATTCAAGGCGACTTTCTGCATACGGATGGCAAAACACCTGTCACGCCAGCCTCTAAACACGTTCTGGATGCTGACAGCCGTTTCCCTAAGATACGCAAGTCAGCAATTCGCGTTATCCGGTCACTGGTTGCCATGTCGTTAATGCGCCATCAGGAAGTGCATCTGATTATAGCAGAAGGCAATCACGATGAGGAAGCAAGCGGCTGGCTAGCTGATTTGTTTTCGGTGCATTATGAGGATGAGCCGCGAGTAACAGTCAATGATAGCGTCCTGCCGTTCTATGTCTTTGAGTGGGGCAACACCATGCTAGGCATCCATCACGGCCACAAGGTCAAGAATGAAAGCCTACCGCTATTGTTTGCAGCACAGTTCCCACAAGAATGGGGCAGAACCACAAGGCGCGAAATCCATTGCGGCCACCGACATCATCGTGATGAAAAAGAGTATAACGGCGTGACCGTGGTGCAGCACCCAACTCTAGCGGCACGTGATGCCTATGCAGCCCGTGGTGGCTGGATTGCTGACAGGGCGGCATGGGCTATCACATACCACAAAAAATACGGCGCTGTTGGCAGAGTAATGATTACCACCGAAATGCTGGAACTTGATTAACATTTGGTAAAAAATCTGCGATTAAATTTGATTAATAATCCGTCGCGCAAATTTAATTAACCTTACGGAGCCTTCCGCTTCTGGGTTTTCTAATGTGACGTTAGCAAATTCAGCTAATATTTCTGCATCCGTTAAATGCACGGGCAGTTTTGCGCCACCGTCTATATGCCCTGACTTGGCTATAGCTTGCCATCTTGTATAAACGCCTAATTCCTGAAACACCGCTGTCAAATGCAATTTTACGGTTGGCTCTGTTATGCCAAGAGTTCGAGCAATTTCTTTATTAGACTTGCCTTTACGAACTTCCTCCAGAACCTGTGATTGCCTTGGTGTCATTAAATTGCGTTCTAATTTCTAACTAAATACATTTGCAGCGCCTCTGCAACTCGCCCACTATTGACGTTAAACCTATTCGCAATTTGCTGCTGCGTAACGTCTGGATTGGCTTCAAAATATTCGCGTATCGCCTTTTTAAGTTCGGGCGTTACTGGCTCACTGCTATTAGGGCGGCGACCATTGGCAAATACCTTTTTTTTATAAACTGTCAAACCTTGGTTTTCCAGCTTTTCTAAAAAGTCCTGCGCTGTATCAGTGGTTAAATATCCGGTGCTTATAAGTGCATCAATAATCATTAGTCTTCTCCTATATAATCTAATACCCGCTTTAGTGCATTGATGTCTTCCTTATATTGCTTAACATCGTCTGGGTGAACGTAATCGCCAGCAAGGTTTATCTCCACTGTCTCCAGCGTGTCTTTCAGCCATGCGCGGACAATGCCGTCTAGCTGCGATACGTCTATGTCAATCATCATGTGCTTTGCTCCTTCAAATGCGCGGCAACGG